CAGCAGTGTATGATGGAACACCTACTACACTTTCAATCTTATCCCAACCAGCATCTGTTTTAATTAACTTATCATCATATTTAACTTCAGTTACAGGAGACCATCCTGATGCTACAGGATAGTTAGTAGATGGTTCAGCAACATTGTATTCGTTAATCCACATATCACCAATAACAGCATCTGCTGGAGCTGGAGTTACTGTAGCATTAAGACTACCTTTGTATATAACAGAACCTGTTAGTGCATCTATATCATCATTTAATGATTCTATATCAGATGTATTCTGTGCAATATCAGATGTATTTTTTGCAATGTCTGTTTTGTTTGTAGCTACGTCTGTTGTGTTTTTATCTATCTTTGTGTCTTGAGCTGACTGAGATGCATCTACTTCAGTCTTAGTGTAAGTAGTAGCTTTATCTGCCTTATCATTTAATAGAGCATCTGTTTCACTTTCTGTATATACATCAGAAGTTACCTCTTCCCACTTAAGGTCTTTACGACCATATGTTTTACCATCAGCAGGTGCATCTGAAATACCACCATCAGCTGCAGCTACTTCAGCCCATACTCCATCTTTTCTAACATACTGCTCTCCATCTGAAGGAGCATCTCCTAGCTTAGTATCTATCTCTGTATCTTGAGCTCCTTGTTGAGCATCTATCTCTGCTTTAGTGTATGCATCTACTGCTCCTGGAATCGCAGCAATAGCATCTGTATTAGCTTGAATTTGTTCTTCTAAAACATCTATATCATTATTATTAGGAATACCTGTTAAGTTACTACCATCTCCTTCATATGGAGACTGACTAGTTATACCTTGTACAGTTAATAATCCTGCTTCATCTACTGTAACTAAATCATGATTAGGAATACCTAAAGACTCTAATGTTACAAGACCATCATCATTACCTATAATATGCCAATCACTTCCATTAGGAATCTCTACTTCACCATTAACAGTTATATCTCCTGCTGTCATACCATTCTTGCCTACAGGCATAGTATAATCATTAGAAATAACTTGATTGTTTAGATATATACAGTCATCTGCTTGTAAGAAAGGTGTAGGTACATTTTCTAGTCCACTACCATCTCCTGTAACAGCACCTTCCCAATGAAGGTCACCACCAATAGTGATATCTCCATCAGCACTTATATTACCATGTGCATGGATATCTTTTTCTGCAATAATACTACCAGCAAATTCCTGGTCTCCATCTGCAGGTACTACATCTGTTTTACCACCTTCGCCTCTGTATATAGCCATTATATTTTCCTATTAAAGTTCTTTAGTTTTCTTCTTAGACTTCTTCTTTACTACAATGTCTTCTTGTATTACATGTGCTTGTTCAACTAAAGTATATCCTGGGTGCACTTCCATAGATTGTATATCTAAAGCTGTTGTAACTTCTATTGTAGTTCCTGAAATATTACACTTAAAAACTGCCATCTTAATATCCTCCTAAAAGCTTGGCTCTTTGGTCCATAGTCAAATTAGGATTAAGAAGGTCAAGTTCTTTCTCTGCTTTATTATATGCTTTTTGAGTCTTAGCATTACTAGAGCGTGTTTGTAGTTTTTTCTTATATGCATAATCTGACTTTAAATAGTTAGATTTTTTCTTTGCCATAGTTTTTTTCTTTACTACTTTTGCTGCTTTCTTTACTACTTTAGCAGCTTTAAGTCCTCTTCCTACAGGAGACATACTACCTACTGCCATAGCTCCTTTTCCTAGACCTTTAGCAGTTTTCTTTAGTGCTCTCTTTAAATTACTTTGTTTTTTTACACCTCGTTGTGTAATACTTTGATTCTTTTTAGCAACTTTCTTTTTAGGTTTTCTTGTATACTTAGTTCCAGCCATTTCTTTCTCCTTTTAACATTTCCATCTCTTACGAGCTTGTCTTAATCTTGAGTTAGGGTTTTTCGCTGCTTTAGGAAACTTCTTAGCTTGTCCTGCAGACCTTGCACAAAATGACTTACGTCTATTTGCATCTTTAGAACCCTTCTTAACTTTACCTGTTACTGCTGTTTTTAACTTAGAACCTGGATTAGCTCTTCTATAAGCAGCTACTCCTTTCTTAGTCATACCTGCACCAGATTTAGTCTTTCTAAAATTACCTGACTTAACAGATGTCTTAATCGGTTTACATTTACTACAAGCCATTATAATCTCCTATATCTTTATAGCCACTAGAAAAGTAGCTATAAAAATATCCCCTCGAATGAGGGGAATATTCTTTATGCAGGTACAACCAAAGCAAAAGCTGAATCTTCTCTAAGTTCTTTAACACCATAGATTGTATCTGAAGTGTAAAGAGTAGACAAGTAATCTTGCTTGTACTGTGTTTGTGAACGCACATTCAATTGCTCTACTAGAACAGCTGCGTCTTTATGACCTAGAAGACATACTCTGTCTCCAGAAGCTGTTGTATCAGCATTTGAAGTAACATATACAGGAATACCATATAAGTTACCAATTTGACCATTACGGATTGTGTTAGCAGATGCTGCTTCACCAACAAAGTCCATAGCTGTATATCGGTCTAGACCCATTAGAGTATTTCTAGCTGCAGGTGGGATTAAGAAAAATCTACCTGAAGTAGGAACATCTTGGTCATCTAGTTTCTGAATCATGTTTCTGATTGCAATGTCAGTTAACGCACCAGCGTTAGAACCATCATACAATGTAGAACCATCAGTACCAGTATAACCTGCGTCATATGTATTATCAGCAGTACCACCATTCATTACGCGACCTAGTTGAACCATGTCAGTATCCACTTGTTTTGCAAGTGCATAACCAGCATCGTCTGTGTAGAATCTACGCATTGATGATAGTGCTTGTACTTCTGTGATATCCTCAATGAAACGTGAGTATTCATAGTGTTTATCAATTAGTATTTTTACTTCATCTTCAGTTGCAGCAATAAGTGTAACTGCTGTTTCTGAAGCTTTTAGAGATGCTTGACCTCTAGTTGGTTTAGGGATATGAATTGTATCACCTTTTTTGCCTTTGAAAGACATTTTTTTGAACAGATTTGCTGCTACTAAATTTGCTTTATACGCTGCAATGACCTCGTCGGACCATATCTCAGGTATAAAGACGTCAGCGGTCGTGTTCGTGACCTGTGGGGTTGGATATGCCATTTTACTTTCCTCTCTATATTGTTTTTAAATGACTCGCCCTTCTTTATATGCTAACATTATCTCATCAGATAATGAATCATATTTGTCTGGGTCTGTCTGCATTAGTTTAATAATATCGCTACGTCGATATTTCTTTTTAGAGACAGGTTCGTTATTTCCTTTACTACCAACACTAGCTGCTTTTAATTGATTATCTTTATCTATTTTACTAGTCTCCTGCACTTTAGCTACTCGTTCTTGTTTCTCAGTCCAAGTAGTTAATAACTCTTTAGCAGAATCATAATCAAAATTAACTTCAGCTCTGTTATATAGTTCAGAGCGAACTTTAGAACCATTAATCCATTCAGCAAAGTTAGGGTCTTGAACAATCTTTTCCAACTCTGGATACTCAGAATTTAGCCTAGTTAATGTAGCAGTACGCTTCATTTGTTTAGCTGCATCTTGAGCCTCCTTAATAGCAGGATGACTATCAATTTGTTTCTTAACATGTGCTCCAGGATTCTCAATGAAATCCTCTGGACTTGTTTCTTCTATCTCAGTCTGTGATTCTTTCGAAGTTTGTGTAGAAATAAAGTCATCAACAACTTTCCTAAGTTCACCTACCTCAGAGCCTTGCTTACCAATAAGTTTTTCAGCTTGTTGGTGCATTTCTGCAATCTCTTTAGCAGACTTCCCTTTATACTTCTCTGGTAAGTCATCTTCCTCTGCAACTGCCTCTTCCTGTACAACTGGGTCTTCCTTGATTGGTGTAAGCTCTTTCTCAAGTTTTGCCTCTACTTTCTCTTGGTTCTCTACCACTGGTTGTTCAGGTGCAACTGCTTCTTCTACTTCTTCTATTATATCAGCCATATTATTCTCCTGTGCTTAAAAGCATTATAGGGAGATAACTAAGGAGACTAACCCTCACTTACCTCTAGTTAAAGTTATTGCTCTTGCTTTTCAGTAAGAGCGTTATGTTTCTTCGCCCATTTTGCATGTGCATCGGGGAAGTCTCCAGATATGCCTTCTAACATTATGGTAGGAGTACTAATAAGTTTCCTAGACTCTTTACCACATGTTGGACAATCTGTTGTTGGAGTGTATTCAATTATCTTTTCAAATACACCACAATCCTTACATTCAAAATCAAACAGTATCTTCATTATCTAATTCTTTATATGCTTCTTTTGAAATATTCTCTAAAGAAAGTAACCAGTTCATTAACTTTAATTCTCCTTTACGAACCATTAAAGTTCTTTCATCTGGAATATCTTCTACTTTAATACTATTCTTTATCTTATCTATATCTTCTACTAAATCTTTCCATCCTTTAGTAGTAAACATTGTAAATCTATTTTCATAATACTCTTGTAATTCTTTATCCATATATATAATATTATACCATAAAATTAATCAAAAGTCAAGCTTTATTTTGTTTCTGCATCATTTGCATCTTGACTATCTCTTTATTATCCTTCATATCTTGTTGCTTAATCTTTATTTCTTGTTGCTTCAACATTAGTTTAGCAGTAGCTTCTCTTCGTTTAAATTCAGCTTCTTTCTCATCTGACTCACTAGGTAAGTTAGTTGCTAGAGCTGTCATAAGTTTAGCTTGTATTTCTTGTGGCATCATCTGAGCATCTACTTGGTCTTTCTGTGCACTTGCCATATTAGCTTGTGACTCAGAAGTTTTAAGTTGTATGTCAGCTTGTGTATTAGCCATAATCATTTGCTGCTGTTGTTGTTCTTGCTGTTGTTGTGCTTGTCTAGCTTGAGCTAAAGCTTCTTGTATTACGACCTTATTATCTAGGCTAGAGTTCTTAACTATACCATCTAACAACAACGGTACTACTGGACTGTTAGGACCTAGTGTTTTAAGTAGATTCATAAATTGTAACTGTTCTACTTCTTTAGCTAGATTACCTAGAGATGAGTTAGCTACAAACTTGTAATCTGCAACAGGAAACTCTTCTGGTGAGAATTGCATAAATCTATGTGCTACTTTAGTAATGAATGGAACCAAGAAGTTGTCTTGGAAGTTCACTAGTGTACGTTTATTCTTTTTAAGTATGGTAGCTAGGGTTACAGAGAGTTCTCCTCCTGTA